CTTTGCGGACCTGCTGTTCTATCCGTAATTATCTGATCAAAACCTGGGGCAGAGCTACGAGGTTGCATAGCCATAGCTTCGAATAATGCAGCCTGATCACTGGGCGGAACACGATCCCTTTGGGCCGTTTGAATTGGTTGAACCTCGGGGCGTCTTGCTGCTCGATCAAACCTTTCTCTTTCACTTGCACCTATGGCAGCTTTTTTCTGTCCGAGTATTTCAGAGAGGGCATCTTCGAGACCACCTAAGCTTTGCATGCTTTTGCCTTCTTGCCATGTGCGTGCCTGTTGTCGCTCATTGGCTGCCATCTTTTCTCCTAGAGCCGATAAACTAGAGCCAAGGCGTGGATCAAGTTCAGGGAAATCTGTTTGAACGGGCTGTTCCCCTAGAGCGCGCTCTATAATTTCTGTTGGTGGTCCATATCGAGTTCTAGGGTCTACAGGCCAATCTCCTTTATCCATTCCCCGTGGACCCAAATGACGCATTGACGAATCACCCTCATATCCAGTGACACCCGCCTGTGCATCCCTTCCTCTGTGCGGAGGCCAAGCCCACTCAGGAGGCCCTTCAGTAATCGTTTCGTCTACCTGAACAGAAGGATATCCGGGAGTAATCCCCAGCATTACCTTTAGTCTTTCTCTAAAGCCTTCAGGATTATGTTGAAATGCAGAAGCCCATTGCTCTATAGGTAGACCTGCAGAACGTGCAAGTTCAATTAGCTCCTCAAGAGTAGCTGTATTTTCTGCTCCGGTTTGATAGCTTTTAACTGGACCGCCCTTAGCCGCATAGCTTATTCCTCTTGGCGGTTCTTTTCCGTAATCATGTTCATAAATTAATCCAGCGCCTGCTCTTTCAGACTCCGGAGGTTGCTCTTTTCCTTGAAGCGCGGCAAGATGTTCCTTGGGTCTTACATGATAAGAAGGCAGTCCCAATGCCTCGTTAAACCACGCCGCAATTGGAGTACCCTTTTCCAGATGTTCTCTAGGGTCAACTAAATCTCCCAGGCCATATTTCTTTACAGGGCCACCCTTCGCCAAGGAGACAAGTCCCCCGTGTTGACTAAAGGCCGTATTCCAACCTTGAGGATTCTGTCCGTATATACTAGCCAAGCCCAGCCCTAGACCTGCAGCCTGACCAAAGCCTGATGGAGGAGCACTGAATTGCTGCGAAGTCTGAGTAGTTCCGAAGGGAGCGCCGTGGGCATAAGAGCCAAACCAACCTTCCCGTCCGAAAGGTGACATGAACTGGCTCGGTCCTCTCTCCTCCAGGAATTGCTGATAACCAAATTGCCTTGGTTTTTCAAGGTCTCTTCGAATTAATTGACCTTGGCGAATTAAGGCATCTGCACCTGTCAAGCCTAGCTGTTGTCCTGTTCCAGCTATACTTGTAAGTCCTTGACCAGCAGCTAGTTGCGCCCGTCGATTGCTCTCTGCCAAGGCGGAAGCTCGATCAAAGGCCGTCTGCGATCCAACCAAATCAATATCGGATAGCTGTGTCTCTAGATTACGCCGTCTTTCTGCTTCTAGGATATGCTCTCTAGCACGGTCATATCCTCCGCTTTGTACTGCTCTTGCCTGATCGGATTGTCTTTGTAATTGAGAACGCCTTAAAGCTTCATCTGTTGCACGCCGGGTAAGTAAGTCTTGAAAAGGTGAAAGTCCTGCTTGAATTTTCTCTGATGTTATGGGAGCCGCACTGGTAGCACTAAGAGCTTCTGCCGCCTGCAATCGAGGTCTAAAGGTACCTACGTCAGTACGCAGTTGCTCAAAGCCCCGCAATTCATCGGGAGTGGGTGGCTCAAACAGTTGACCTTCAAAAGGAATATAAGGCTGTTGGGCAATATCTTCCGCGCGACCCAGACCTCTAGTTATAAAGCCCTTTTGAGGTTGGGCTATATCAGAAATTACTGTTTGTGTGCCGGAAGGACTTCCACCCCCACTTGATTTACCCATTGATAGTCTCCATCATAAGATAATTTCCTCCAATTTTCTTGAAACCTTTTCGAAGGATAAATTTCTCTTTTCTGTCTAAGTCTGTACCGTATGTTACACTAAACTGTAGTGGTAAACCTAATTCACGCGCTTTCTTTATGGCTCTATCTGTAAGCATAGAAGCCGCTTTATATGTACGTTTACCTTCAGCCACATAAAAAACTATATCTACTAGAAATATCTCTTCTACCCACCATAAGGATTCATAGACCAGAACAACCGCACCTATAATTTCTCCCTTGTCTACGACTATAAAATTTAATCCATTCGTCATTGCTGCGGTTAAAGTATCCATTGCCTTATTAGAATTTGGAAGGGGAATTTTATAACCAAATCCTGGCGCGGCTTTTAATAACATCTTGTACTCAGGCCATAATTCGACCGGCGTAACTTCTCTGACCTCCATCTAAGCTAGACCAAAGCCATATGAGGGCCTAAGGTTTGTGGGTGATTTATGATCTCCATTGTTCATAGCTTCGCCTCGTTGTTGTATTTGCATAAGGAAATCTGCTCCCGCCTGAATCTCTTCATTGGGCGACGCACCTAAGGCTTTTCCGAGACCTGTTACAGCACCTGCTGACATTACAACCTCACCGTTATTTAGACGCGCCTCTTGAACAGCTTCTCCTCCATCATATATCTGTGTATGAACGCCGTCTACCTTAAATACATCTCCATCCATTTCTCCTCCGAGAACTAGACCACCACCCTGAGGAATAATAGATGACGGACCTACCATCATACCTTCAACTGGGCCACCTTTACGAAATCCCGGCATTAACAAGTCCGCAAGTTCATCATCTGTAATTCCCTCTTCTTCCTCTTCTTCTAAAAGCTTATCAATGAGATCATCATCTGTAACATCTTCTAATTCTAAGCCTAGTCCTCCAGTCTCTCTTTCCGGTAATTGTCCTGAAGGAATACTGGCTAAGAGTTCATCCATTGAAACGGCGGGTCTACCTTGCTCAACGGTAGCAGTAGGCATTGGTGGAGGAGGTGGAGGTTCTTCTTCTTCTTGCTGTCCTGCCTGTTTAGCAAGTCGTTTCGCCGTATCTCCCCAGTCAATTCCTGGGGCTGTTTTCTCAGTCATAAATTCTGAACCAGCTTTAGTAAATTGACTGCCTACATGAGGACTAGTATATGAGTGCATTAGAGGTTGTGCGGCCATATCACCTGCCCAAGCGCCGCTGGTTTCCATGGCACCCAAGGCAGGAGAAGCTAAAGCCTGTTGTCCCATACCATAACTAAGTCCTTCTATACCGGGAATTGCTGCCGCGCCACCCAAACTTGAGGCATATGGAGCCGAAGCTGATGCCATTTGTGCTCCGGTCATTGCTGGATATGCTATACCTGACGCCGCCGGAATCAAGGCTGCTGCTGGAGCACTCGCACCTGCCGCTAATAAACCACTAGCTCCTGCCGCTGTACCCATACTTCCTGCCGTTGCTCCACCTGTTGCAGCTAAAGCTGGACCAGTTCCTGCACCCATAGTGAAATAGGTAATGGCCGCTATTGCTAAAATAGGTAATATCTTTTTAAATATATCACCTAGACCACCTGCTTCGGCATATCCGGTATAGGGATTTTGTGTTAAGGCTCCAGGAAATAAAGACATAAGCCCCTGAACTTCTCCGGGAGTTACATGCATCATCATGCTGTCTTCGCCACGACCATAGATTTCAGGCCGCATGACCTGGGAAGTTAGACCACCACCTTGAGCCATAAACGGTATTGGTGACGGCATATAAGGAGTACCAGGAGGCTGCCACCCTGTTTCGGGCTGCGGAACTATCGGCTCTGCAATAGGAGAATTCTTATACGGTTGCCAACCCTCAGGAAGAGGAAGGGATTGTACCTCGGAATTCTTATAAGCTGGATATTGGGGTGCGTCGATTACACCGCCTTGATGAAATCTTATTTTACCCTGTAATCCTACACTGGAATCACCTTCCTCCCAGCCAGCCCTTGCTTCGAGATCAAAATCCTCACCAAAAATATCCTCGAAGTTTATCTGACCACCTAGATGACTCGGCATATAACTATCTTCTGGATTTAAACCTAAGCTAGCTCTAGCTGTAATGTCTTCACCTAACTCAAAGCTAGGACTCTCAACAGTTTTTCCTTTTTCAAGATTCAATAAAGCTGCAATTCCGCCAAATAAAGTTTGGGGGTCTACAGTAGTCTCTTCTTTAAACCAATTCTCAAGTCTACCCTGTGCAGCTTTAACTGACTCGTCAGGTTGAAAATCTAATCCCGCCCCAGCGCCACCAAACCTAAGGAATACATCGGGTCTAACTTGACCTCCAGTGTCAAAATTTTTAGTTTTAGCCATCAGTGAAAATCCACCCAACCAGGAGACCCACCACCAGTATCGGCGACATAACCTTGAAATTTATCCGAAGATTGATTATATCTCATCTCGCCCACTAAAGGATCAACAACACTATCCGGGTCAGTTAGAGATGAATTTAACCTAATGCGCCCCTCTAAAGAAATTCCTCTACCTTCATCTATCTTAGGATAAGTACTGATAACTTCGTTCCTAAAGGTATCTAAAGCTTGGATTAGACTTCCAGACCAGGAAATTATTTCTTGAAAAGCTGTAGGCCCTGGGGCAGGACTACCCATACGAAAAAGACGAGGAAATATAATCATCTTTTTCCATCCGGTTTAATGTCGAGTCGCAGAGAACCCAATCTCCATGCAGTCTCCGCGCCACCAGTAGACGTTTCTATGCGTACCCTGGCTTGACGACCTCTAGCTCTCGTGTTAATTTTATTTGTGGCTGCAGTTACGGCATACGGTCCCTTCTCCTGTTTAGCCACATCTTGTGGAAATCTCTTCGTTGTTAATCTGAGAGATAAGCTGGAGAAAGGTGTTGCACTTGTATTAAAATCAAAATCAGGAATTATACGGTCTACAAATAAAACATCATCTCCGTCTTGGATATCAAATTCCGCTGATTCAATATAGGATGCTATGGGTTGAGCATTCTCATCTGTATATACACCAAGGGGTTCATTATCGAACAGGTGAGCTTGACCTGTGCTACTTACACCCGTAGTTAAAATTGTATCGAATACTCCTTTGTCCCACCAAGTTGTCCAGTCACTTGTTCCAAAAGTCCAGTAGTTTTCACTGGGACTAAAAATTACATAGCGATCACACTCCGTCGAATCGGCAGATGGATACAACCAAACAACCTCTTTAAATTCCTGATTTACCCCGCAAAAAACTTTAGCTTTATTATCTCTATTAAAATCGTCAAATACATAAAGACGTACCGTAGAAGGAAGAATTTTTACAGCCCCGTCATAAGCGAAAAAGTTATCTTCGCCCATCCAATAAGCACTTCCATTAAAGTCGGCAGCGGCATGAGGTGATATAAGACCACACTGTGTTCCCAATTCACTAATAGCAAATGTAAAAGGAGGTCCAACAAATTGCATGCCATAAAGAGCGATATCAGTCCAAATTAAAATGAGATCGCGGGAAGGTATACCACCTATAATTCTATTACCTTCACCAAGTCTTATCTGATCTGAAGTTGTGCTAACGGAAGGCGACCACTCATTAATATTAGCTTGATCGGAATAACGTAAAATCATAGGGTCTTTGATAGCCGTACTAAAGTCAGTACAACCTAAAGAAATTATGTGTCTGTCTCTAGGAGAAATTAAAATAAAATCATTTTTGAGGGGCACCCCTGTTGAAACCCCTGCTGTAGTTGTAGTAGAAACTTCTACTGCTCTTACCTCAGGACCACCACTCTTAAACCATCTGTATATGCGGCCATCGTTATGCGCAGCAATTAAATCTTCACCTAAATTATCTAAAGACCATTGTCTCAAATCGATTGTTATATCGGAACTTGCAGCCGGAGAACTCCACCCTCCTAAGGTAACAACTCCTCCAACAGTAACAGATGCCCTCGCATCACTATACCCACCCGCTCCATATCCAAGTCCTACTGTAGCTATGGAAGTACCACTTTTTATATTATAGAAAATAAAACTTGTTTGAGAATTTGCTTCATTGGAAAGGGCGCTACTCTGGACAGAAACTTGAAAATTATTGTCGGAGACACTCGTAATTTCGTAGGTATTGCCTTGAAGAGTAACACCACCTAAGACTGATACAGATACAAAATTAACCGTATCTGCTATGTTCCTTCCATGACCTGCATTTGAAACATGAACAAAGACCGAACCAGTAGATGTAGTTATGTCACCAGCTACCGCAGAAACAGATACGGATACGGGAGTAATATCAAAGATTTCACCACCGTAATATAGCTGAAGAGCTTTCTCTGAACCCCATGCCGCATACTTTTTACCGTCTAAGGCACGCCAAACATGAAGACCTCTGGGAGTACCTAGAACCGATTGTGTGGCTTTCTTTTGCCAACCCCTTATATTCTGAGGTTTCCCGGCCCTGAAACGAACCTTGTCGGCGGAATACCAGCTACCTTCGGCGGCATACTGCGTAGTTTCACGAAGTATAGTTGGAGCAAATTGAAGCTTTGTTAATATTGTATCGGTAGACATCAGCCATCCTTACCTCTGCTGTCATACCAACCTGTGGTTTGGAAAGCATTCTCAGGACCGCCGTCTGCTGAACCTCCAGTTACTTGACAACGTACTCCGATTTGACCCTTAAGGTCTGTCTCACATACTCCTTCCCATATAAAATCTCTTAACCTGGCATTATCACCAAATTCAACATATCCAGAACCATACCGACCAAAAGTACCCATAGCAGCGGAGGTAGGTGGAGCTTGGGTAGCAGCAACGTCTACAACTGAAACATCAGTCATCGATAAAGGACGATGTGCATAGTGAGCTTCTGTAAAGTATCCAAAATTCCAATGTGAAAATATAGCTTCAGTAGATACTGAAACAGGTGTTTGTAAAGCGATTGTGGTTCTAGCAGTCGCTCCAATATTTACAGATGTATAAGATAGAATAGGTTGATCATATAAAAACTTATCACCCTTTTGGTGGAAGGCTCTTATATTACTACTGCCATCTGTATATACGGAACCAATTCTACGATAAGCAGTGGCTGAATCCTGAGCGACAAGAGTAGCTGCTGTTGGGGAAGTATCGAACCCTACATCCGCTGCGCCGCCAACAACAATTCCATGCATATGATACCAAGTGTCAGCAGCCAAGGATAAAGTAGAAGCAAGACCGCCATTACCTGTGCCTGACGCCCATGATGCATCGATTCTTTTTACCATGGCGGAATCTAGAGTGATGGTAACACCATCCGCCGTATCTCTGGCAGTGCCTGCTGCAACCGAAATGTCATGCTCCGCATCTGTATCATTTGACAGTTGTAAACCAGTAAGATAGTTTGTGGGTGCAGCACTTATTCCTGATAAATTTGACCCATCACCATAAATTGACCCAACACAAACAGCAGCGGAAAATACAGCAGATGCTGCACTTACAACGCCGGAAACTTCCAGAGCAGTGGCAGAGACCTTTGTAGTAAAGGAACCTGTTGTCGAGTAGATATCTGTAGCGCAAATATCTGTAGCACTTAAAGAAACACAACCTAAGCTATTTATAAGACCTATTGACGCAGAGACCGTGATCGCATCTAGTTTTGTAACGCCACCAATGGATGTAAAAACACTAAATGCTGTTGCGCCATCGGTATAAACAAGATGCTTGGCTTTTTGTGCGACATCAACTCCAACGCCACCAACAGGTTTTATGTTTACCGCCCATGCATCGGAACCATCGGCAGTCGTTTCGTTATCTATGATATAAACTTTTTGAACGGCAGGGACAGTAATGACAACATCCGCCGAACAAGAGCCTGTGAAGTACAAAACAGCGGAGCGCGCTTCATCGGGAGCACCCTCAGCACTTGAAACTGTATAGGCTCCCTCGCCTGCTAAATCTATGGTTGTGACAGCACCAACTGCAGCATCTACTAAATCAATAGCTGCTGTATTAAGTATGGTGCCCCATGTAGTAGCATTCTCGCCTGCTCCTTGTTTCTCTAGGCGTAAACGAGTTGTGTATGACGATGACATGAGTTTCTCCTAGACTAATCCAGCCAAGCCTAATAGTTGTTCTTTAGTTAGTGGCAGCGATCCTGTTGCTCGTTGATGTTGTACTGAAGAGCTATCTGGTGGAAAATACTGCGCCAATAATTCCTCGCGAGATGGACTTCCAACTACATAGGAGCCTATAGGGTCTTCTACTTTAGAGGCTGTCTGTAAATCACCAAAGGATTGCGGACCTGTAGGAGTATAAGTTGATTCCTGCTGCGCTGGCGCTGTTTGTTTTCTGATAAGACCGGCATTTATTTGTGCTCGCATTTCAGGGCCACTTCTTATACCGCCTGGGCCGTAAATTATATTATTAGCAGTTTTACGGTCCATTAAGCCTAAATCTACCCTACTTTGGGCAAAGTACATCATGTTCTTCTGCTGGGTGGTCAATTGGGGGGCATTGAACCCTACAGTAGGACCATCCTTCTGACCTTGCACAGGATTTGTACCTGGAACTACACCACCATGAGCCATATTTATACCTGGCATCTTGATTTGCTGCAGCGTTTGGCTGGCTGGAGTTTTAGGGTCCATTAAACCTAAATCTACCTGGACCGGGGCTGAGATATCGGGAAAATACTGCGCATATAATTGCTCACGAGATGGACCTCCCGTAACATAGGAGCCTGTGGGGTCTATTACTTTAGGGGCTACCGCTAAATCATCAAAAGTCTGTGCACCTGTAGGAATGTAAGTTGATTGCTCCGGTGCAGGTGCTGATGCAGCCTTGTCTAAACGATATCTTTCCGCCCAAAGATTATCACTAAAATTTGGACTTCCGAGACCGCCGAGAACATTATAACCTCGGGATACATTAAGATGTCTTATATCATCATATTGATCTCCCAATACCTCATCAAATAACCTTTGATTTCTTTGAATCTTCATTCGGTCAATTGGCGCTTCGTAACCTAGAGTAGGTCCACCCTTCTCACCTTGTATGGGATTTGTGCCAGGAACTATACCCCCATGAGCCATCCCTTCTTCATTTCCTAAGAGACCTTGAAGTGACAAACCTTCCGGAAGAATTCCGCTATGTTCAAGAAGATAACTAATAATTTGATCTAGAGTACTTTCTTCTTTCTCTTCAATTTTTTCTTCAGCACCTTCAGCATAACGAGGAATAGAAGCAAGACCTCTTTGAGCCATTCCTGTAGAGGCGGGTCTGCGTTCGAAAGGAAAATTTATATTTCTCATGGTCCACCTAATAATGTATTGGTACCAGCAGGTGAGGCAGGGAATTGTTCATCATCTCTCCTTGTCCTGCGACCCTCATTTTGAAGTGATTGAATAGCCGTTACGTACTTCTGTTCCCAAAGAGGAGTAGTAGAATAATCTTTCATAAAGCACGTAGCCTCTATCATACAGGCATAGAATAAAGCATCAAAACATTTGTCAGTAAAGAAATTGGTTTGATTAGCAGTAGACAAGGTAGCGGGTTGTACAACGACAGCTATTTCTGCCCTGTTAGTACTGGAAGGTGCAGGTGCTACTATG